TAAGAATGTTAGAAACCGTAATGCCAATGACCGTGGTCTGTGTAGCACTAGGTCCAGTAACAATAGTTGAGGCTGAAGTGCCTACCGCTGTTGCTGCATAATTTTTAAATGTATTTGCCATGTTTTATCCCAACGCAATAGCCATTGCTACGCCCGTTCCCGCAGCATCAAAATCAGTTGAATCGGCGGTTGCCGCTGTACCTAACCCTAAGTTAGTTCTAGATGTAGATGCGCTAGAAACATCAGATAGGTTATTAGACGCAAGAAGAATACCACTTACTCCACTAATAGAACCACCAGTAATTGTGACATTACTCATTTCTAAATTAGCGCTAACGTCTGAGACTGCCGCTCCAGCCCCTGCTCCGTCAGTGGAAATAATCTTGGTAGCGCCGTTTGCTATAGTTACTGTGCCACCACTACCTTGGGCTATCGTTATAGACTGGCTTCCAGTAGTAGCGTTTTCAATAACCCATACCTTGCTAACTGTATTAGGAGCAAGGGTAATAGTACGTGTAGCTGTTAGCGAAACAGAAGAAGTTATCTTTAGGTATAAAGCCCTAACAGCGTCAGCTGTAGCATCCTGCATCGTAAGGGTAGCGTTAGCGTCTGAAGATAAGTCCTCATTGCCATAACCCAACGCCTCACCGATAAGCTCTAGGTTTACATTGGTAGTATCACCCCATGTACCGTAGTTTTCGCCGGTAGCCATCTCCTCCAAACGGAGGTTATTTACATATGAACTAGGCATTTACTTTCCTAAATCTTTTCACCTTTTTAGCCACTTTTTTAGGTTGTTTAGAAACTTGTTTTCCTGCGGCTTTGGCTTTACGTTTGGCGCGTGTAGACGCTGCGTATTCTGAGTCAGATAACGCCTTAATAGCATTTTTTGGGAGATAACGCTCGCCCGTTGCTTTTGGTCCTTGAGTCGATGGTTTTCCACTCTTAGTACGCCATTCCTGTTTAGTCCAAGCCTTCAAACTTTTCTGTGGTTTAGCGAGGGCCATTACTTGTAGCCCCCACCTTTTGCTTTATACTGCCTTGCTAACATCTGTGCTTTTCTAGCACTCCACTGGCCTGGGGCACCGCCCTTACCGCCAGCTTTGATACTCTCAAACAACGCCTTCCGCATACCTGGTTTGGTGTAATTACCAGCCTGATTTACTTTAGACTTTGTTTTCTTTTTTACTGGCATCAGCAAATCTTCCCGCGAGTTTTACCTGTACGACAAATACCGTCACCACGGCTAGAAGCGGTGCTTTTCTTTGCCGTTTTCTTGTGTTCTGAGTCTTTCATGATCTTGCCGTCTGGCATGCGATGGTAGCCCTTCTTCATATCAAACCATCCTTCCTTTGGTTCTACCACGTGAGCAGATACCGTCACCACGACGACCTTTTTTAGCTTTTGCTACACCACCAGTAGCCATTTTCTTGACTGAACCACCTGTAGCTATTTCCGTGAGTGTATATTCACGAATTTTACCTACGCCAGCCCTAGGTTTCTTTAGCTTGTTTACACCGGCTGCTGCACCGGCTGCTGCACCCCCAATATTTGCTTTTGGCATTTGTTTCGAGGCTTTATCATCTTTCTTCATAAGCCTTTTAAGTTTTTCTTTCATAGGTAGCTCAGAATAAGGAGTTCCAGGTTTCTTTTGTTGGAAGCCTTTAGTTTCGCGCTTTAGAGTGTTGTACTCTTCAAGCTCTTTCATCGCCTTAGTAGTTTTAGGTTGCCCACCAGAAGCCATTTTCTTAGGTCGTTTCCCCATGCAGTTACTCATATCAAACCTCTTTATTAAGCGTCGCTATTTTGCGACAAAATGAAATAAAATAATCTTGGTCATACTTGCTTTTCATAACATTTACATCTTTATGAACTAGCTGAATATTATCCAAAACGTAACCTTTACTGCTGTCTATTCTATCTATCGAGGCGGTATGGTCTCGTCCCACATCTGCCCAGCCTATCGGTACTCCCGACAACTTGCAAACCTTATCCTGCGCTAAGTATAACTTCCAAACATCTTCTATAGTTATACTCCAATCAATCCCTCTTGTCTCCGCACCAGTCTTGTGTTTCGTTAACCAAGAGATCCTTACTTCTTTGTAGCTATATTGTGGCTTTGTATTATTTACTATTGATGAGCATCGTGTACATCGCTTATTAGCTAGTAACGAGTTTATTGCGTACCCTCTTCGTAAATAAGACTGCTCAACTCCACAATAACCACACTTCTTATACCACCGCTTACCCCGTTTAACTACACTTGCTGGGGTATCCATCGGGCATTACCACTTAGCTTTGTCAGCCCAATACGCTGCTGACATCTTGCCCTTTTTAATGTTCTTAGCATGCCTCGCTTTAAATGATTTACGCTTAGCTTTCATACGTGCAGATTCACCAGCTTTGGGTTTGCCAGCTGTCTTAGCTCCCTGCTCACCGAATCTAATAACTTTTTCTTTACCATTTGCACACGCTTTTACAACATGCGATTTCTTTGCATGGCCTGGTGTGCGTTTAGGCTTGTTACAAGCCATTGTCTTTTTGCTAACTTTCTTAGTAGGCATCAATTAGCCCTCTCTTCTAGCAATTTAACTCTAACCTTCAAATCGTGGATATGTTCAAGCATCTCTTCTTTGAGTTCTTGCCTCGCAAAAGCATTACCTGGACTTGGGACGATCTCCCCCGAAGGACTAATAAGCTGCATCTGGTTCGCACGAATTAGCTGAATATCGGATTGGATCTCTCCAATAGACGAAATGACCCACCACATAGCCGCCAGAAGTACCGGGACTAAGCTAGCTAGCGCCTTCGGTAGGTCAAAGTCTTTCACAATTTATCCGTAGAACAGAACGACGCTAGAGGCGCCATTAATATCTAGGAATACACCGTTCTCACATAAGATACCTTCACCAGGAATATCCACAGTATGCTGTCCTGCAACATCAGCTGGGAGTTTCAAGGCTTCTGTACCACTAGCGGCAGAGGCATTATCGTAAAGGATAGGCGCCACACCAGCTGTAGTAACTGCATAAAAGATACCCTTAATACGAGTCCGGTAAGCAACCATGGCTCCATCGCCCGTTGCAAACGCAGATTTAACATCGTATTGCATGGTTATCTCCTATTAGCCAGCAGAAACTGTAAGAACTCCTGAGTTGCTCCAAAGCTGACCTACAACTTCTGGATCTGCGGTAGGAAGGTCTGAAAAGATAACGACACTGTTTGTGCCATCGTAAGTAATTGAAAAGTTTTCTGTCTCTACGCCAGTATTAGCAGCGACAGTAATGTCTTTGAAACCGTTCTCGGATCGAACTGGTCCTTGGAAAGTAGTATTAGCCATCTTGTTTCCTTTCGTGTAGTAGCACTGCCTATACCGTCTCTACTAAGTCTGCTAGGTCAGTCGGTATAGATGTTATCCTAGTACGTCTAGTATAAATTAAAAAAGGGGGGCTTGTAACCCCCCTCTCTATTAGGCGCCTTGTGAGCCAAACATTCCAAGTGGATCAGACCACCCGAATGAATAACGTTCACGAGCCTTGTAACGGACGTTACCTGTGTCGAAGTCTCCGTCCATTGAGTTGCTCATTGGAGAGCGAACGAAGTGCTTCATACCATTAGGTACGTCAGTTGTAAGGTACCAAGCATCGGTATCTGTCAAGAAGTGGTTAACTGTGTAACCCTCTGGGATAGAACCGTTGGTCATGATAGCGTTGATATCGTTATCAGCCGTACCTACACGCTTCTCAGTCTCAAGGAGTCGAGTAGCAACAAACTGTAGATTTGGTGGAACGATAAGTTTACGTGGCTTAGCAGCAATCAGAAGACCGCGCTCGTCCGTCCAACCTGCAATCTGAATAACAGCCGCTTCAAGAGAAGTTTCGTTAAGGTCAGCTTGGACAGATGGAGTGTTACTGTTGGTACCACCAGATACTAGTGGGTGATCTGTAGCAAAGAGAACCTTGCCGTCACCACCAGTGTAGTCAGTATCCCAACCGTTGTTAAGGACAGAAGCAGCTTTAGTTTGCTTCGTGTAAGCCATAGCACGAGCCAAAGCCTTTGTGTAACGTGATGACAATGAGTCATACAAGTTATCTTCAATAGCTTCCTCAGTAAGAGAGAAGCCAAGAGCGATGGTTTCGTGTGTATAACGTGAAGTCCAAGCCTCTTGACCATTGTCGTAAGAAATTGAGCTGCCTTCGTTCTTTACTGGAGCAGCAGAGAACCCTGATAGCTTTGTTTCTTCTTCGAATGAACGCTCGGATGATTCGGTTTCAAAAATCTCCTTATGCTCTTCACCATATCGGCTGTATTCCATACCGAAAAGGGCATTAAGACCAGGAAGGAGTTCCTTTAATAGTTGTGCGCGTGAAATAGCCATATTATGTTACTCCTTATAGGCCGACGTTGTTCGTCATCTGGTGAGCGCTTGGATTGAACTTAACAAGAACATCCGGGAAAGCATCACTAGGATCAGAAACATGGGCAACAATACGGAAAGCAGCTGCTGTAGTAACAACAGTAGCATCCAATGCTGAAGTCGAATTACCTGTAGCTGTATCACCAGTTGAGGTACTTTGAGCAGCAGCGAAGAAAGTGTTAGCGCCAATAACAGTTTGAGCACCAGCACCATCTAATTGTGCCTGGAAAAGAACATCAGGATCATCAACAACATATGCTTTGATAGAACCACCGTTGGCTGTGCCAGTTGGGTAATATTGAGCAAAAAGTCTCTGACCTTGCGCGTTAGTGTACTCACATCCAACAAATACACCGATACCACCGACACCGGAAGTACCACTGATACTGTTAGTTGTAAGGTCTGCACCAGTACCTGTAGCCAATGCGATATAACCGTCCGCACCGATAATAACAACTTGACCGTAAAAAAGGTTAGTTGCTTCACCAGCAGGGTCGATTAGGTATTGACTAGTAGCACCAGCATAGGGCATGCCATCGGCACGCTTTACGGGTTTTAGACCGTAAGGAGCAGCTGTAGTAGCCATGTTAAAACCTCTCTAAAAATTATTTACCTTTACCAAATGACGTACTTGTACGTTTCTCTGAAAAGAGTGGCATACGTTGGTCATTCTCTCTCATAAAGTTGTTGTCCACAGATTCAATCTGAGCTTTAGACTGTTGAGCATAATAATCATTACGCTGTTTAGCCATCTCATCAGGCATCTTACAGAGCAACAAACCCGCGACCTCAACATTGTCTTTATATCGACTGTCGGGATCAACAAGCATTTTAAATTGTGGTTGTTCCTCAATACGTACAGGTTCCCACCCTTCTCTGAGTTTGGCAGAGACATTACGGGCATCAGCCTGTCCATTAAGTGCAACCCTAATCCAACGGTACGTATACCCTGCCTCTTTGGTTGGCTCAGGTAGTACCTCAGGTCTTGTCCATTGTTTTGGACGTTCCGTCTTGGACCTATCGTCTAATTCGCGTGCAAGTCTAGTATTAGCCATTTTGATTCTCCAATCTCCTTAATTCTTTAGCATATTGTTCAGGGGTTAAGCCAAGTTTTTTAGCTATAGCCACCTGAGACTGCTTGAGTACGATCCGTTTGGAAGATGTACTTCGGGATGCCGGAGCAACCACAGTGGCGGGTTTGTTTTCTGCACGAACGGGCTTGCCGCCCCCGTCCGATGAATCTTCTCCCTCAAAATACTCAGGGAATCTGCGGCGCATTGTTTTGTCAACGTCCGCCCAATAGTCATCTGTACCCACATAAGACTCACCCTTTGTTTGAACTAACTTTTGATGTAGTCCAAGTGCTGAGCTAGTCATCTCAGGATCAGAGCCATACCAAGTATTGCGTTCTTGCCACGCCATGGTTTTAGCATCTAACTGAGGTCTTTGCGGTTCAGTTGATTCAGTGTTTACACTATTTTCTTCAGTTTGTCTAGGTTTTTCATATGTTGAAAGTTGTTGTCGCTTCCAATTTACGTCAGAAAGTTTACCTTGAGCTTCAACAATAGAGTCAGTATCACCTGATTCATATGCTTCTTTATAAGCTCGTTTTGCCATTTCTAATTCATACTCTAACGACTGTTTTGCAGTATTAAGGTATGTTTCACGGCCTTTTTCAGCTTCGGCGCGGAGACGTTTATTCTCCTCCATTGCTTTCTTAGCCATAGAAATAGCTTCTTGATGCTCCCGCATAGCAGACTCTTTAGCCCGACGCTCATCGTGCCAGACCTTTTTCATCTGCTTAAGCCGTTCTTTTACTCCATCTGAGTAGTTATCCAGCTCATCATTCTCCAAGTCCTCTACTATTTCTTTAGGCATCGGAGACCGATTGCGGTCTTCTTCAGGAGTATCATCTTCAACTTTGAGTTCTACTTCTTTCTCTTCACCTTCGATCTCAAAATCAGGTTCTTCTTTCTCTACTGCTTCTTGTTTCTCAGCTTCTGCCATATCCCTCTCCTTAAGCACGAGAAATGCCTCTAGGGTCTTCTACAACCCCTTCGACACTGTCGTCATTAATGATCCGAAATTCTCTACCATGAATCTTGAGCCTTGACCCTGCGTGTGGGCGTACAAGAACAAAGTCACCTTCTTGGCACCATGCACCGCCAGGAAATCTATCTTTATCCTTATAACAATCTGGCCCCATCTTCATAACAAACAAAACAGTTGCAAGGATCTCTTCGTTTTGCAAAGTCATATCTGACTTAACGAGACCACTTTCAAACTCTTTTTCTATGTCGGGGATTGCGCACAAAATGCGATAACCAGAGGGATCTGGTAGTTGCTTAGCTTTTAGCTCAGCAGTATCAGGTAATGTTGTAGCTTCTTCTGGATTATCGGGGTTCGTGCCGATAAGAAGTTCACTCATCGTCGTTTTCCATCCTTTCTGATGTTTCAGTTAAAATATTCTCAGCTATTAAAAGCCCTCTATAGATTCCGCACGAATGTTGATACGCGGCAAAATCCTTAGACTTTCCTAGCACTAAATCCTGCTCTATTGCTTTAAGTTCCCCATCTACCCGCATTGCTAGGTATTTGAGAAGATCTGAACTCACTCATTCTCCTTTCTTGGTTGTTGCTGATTCTGTAATGCCCTGTTTTCCTGAGACATCTCTCTGGCTACATCTACACCAATGCGTAGACCTGCTTCTTGTTGTTTAGCAGATAAGTTGGCTTTGTCTGTAGCAATCTTGGCGCCAACCTGTAGTCCAGCGATGCGCTCTTGCGCGGCGATACGTTCTTTCTCGATTTCCAACTGATCCATTTTTGCAGCGGAGTCGAGTGCAAGTTTTTGTTTCTTGATTTCCGTTTCTTGCGCTTTGATCTGCAACTCTTGTTGTTGCATTTGGACGATAGGATCTTGAGCAGCTTGTTGAGCTTGTTCTTGAGCAACTTGAGCTTTGTTCTTTTGCAGAACTTGTTGTGCAGCTGCGGCAGCGAGTCTTGAGATCTCTGTTTCTGTATTCTCGTCCATCTCTGCGTCTGGAGCAGGGTATGGAACACCAGCAGCTTCTTCGATTTGTTTGCGGTATTCAAACGCTAGGTGGTCTTGTATGTGCGCGGCTAATGCTGCACCCATTTGTTTTGCCATAGGACTTTGTTGTACTAACGACATTAATTTTGGATCTTCCATTGCGGACATATGAACCGTAATGTGTGCTTGATGGTCTTGATAGATGAAGGCTTTGACCGGTTTTCCTCTAAGAACATCCATGTTTTCCGAGACTGGGTCGCGAGGTTTCTGGTCATCTTCCATCGGTACAAGTTTCTGCGCATTTTTGATCCCCAATACTTCAAGCATTTGTCGATGTAAGTATGGCAAGTCATACAACTGAGGAGCTTGCGCTGCCATCTGAAGTACAGCTTGATACTGAGTGACCTTCTGCGCCATGGTTGCAGCATTAGGATCAGACACAGGAATAACTTCAACTATGTCATAGTCCGAACGCTTCGCACGAGGTGGGCCATCTACTGGCTCATATGAATACTCATCAGGTGTGTAATCACGAATGATACCTTTGAGAAGTTTGAACTCCTCGCGCATAGCATAGTGAACTCGTGCTTGTACCGCACTCATCACTTTCAATGTTCTTTCTAGTATAGCCAGCGTTGTGCCAACTGGGGCTTGTGCTGACATATCGCTAAGTTTTAAATCTGCTGCTGAAGCAAAGCGTCTACCTTCTTCAACAATATTGCCTAGCAATGTATACAACACCTGACTTGGCTCCTTATATGGGAGAGTCATAATGTTGTCTTTAATTGTTCCGCTTGTTACATCTACATCTCTAAACTCTGCTGGTGCTATCGGCGTGTCGTCGCCTTTAACTCTAAGCCCTCTAGTTTTAAAACCACCAGGAAGATTGGAGAGAGTACCAGCATCAACAAGTTGGCGAATAATGCTAGTACCAGATTTAGCGAAAGCACCA